GACATTAACCGCGTGGCATTTCTTGCATGACCAGGTAAGGATAGTTCCCTGAACCCAGAATGCTAGATCTTCGCGTGGTACTGGCTCATTACATAGATGGCAGATAATCCTAACCTGCAAGCTGTTAAGCAATTCCTGATGTTTAGCCTTTTCTGCTAATTCATCATCGGTTGGAAAGTTCTCCCACTCGCCATCCTGGTTCATAAACTGTAAGCCACTCATGATCGCTCTTCCTGGGGCTTCCATGTACCATCTGCTGCGATGTTATACCAGCGCACATCTCGGCAGACATAACAGTCAAACTTGCCCCAGGGCTTGCCCTTTGCGCTAGTTCCTGTTTTCCAAGTCATAGGCTTATGGTCATGGCAGTTACGACATAACGGAATGTCTTTGTCGATCTTAACTCCGCCTAATACTTCTTTAACTAGCGCCACAGCTTCTTCAGATGTTCCTGCTGGTTCTACTGATTTGATAGCCCAGGGATCATCCTCTACTGGCATAGTTATTTTGTCTGCTAACTTCTCAGCGAATGGTTTAGGCTCGTTAGCCTTTACCTTAGACATCTCTTCGCGGCTAGGGCGTTTGCCTTTTGATGCATAGCCTGCGTTAGCAAGTGCCCTGCCAAGCGCACTAGTCTCGCAGTTCTCAAGTGCGCTCGTAGAATTGACTCCGCGAGTGGATACGGTTTCCTCTGCAAAGCCAGTCGCCCAAGCATGTGCATCGACTTCAGTTCGATAGATAGAAGCCTTAACAATAAACCGCTGAAGCGTATGCTCAACGATCTCAGTAGATATTCTGCCATCAGGATAATCCTTCCAGAACTTAGTTAAACGATCTTCGACCGTCTCGTAATCTTCAAGATTAAACATAGAGATCGTTCTCCTCTGTGTGTAGTTGTCCAGCTATAGCCATGTAAGCAACAGCATCTACATAAGTATCAGTCTTTGCAGTCTCCATACTTCTGGCTACTTTGACGAGCGCCATACACATCGCGACTTGATAATCAGTAATTGGCATTTCCAGATAACTCGACCAGAGGGCTGCTGTTCTTGCCATGTTGTCAGTCGGATGACCGTAGTCAAGACCTCGGTCTTGGATAGTTGCTCTTGCTTCGTTGAGATAGTCTCTAGCATTCATCGACCCACCTGCTCTAACTGACGAGCGATCTTACGAGCTGCTATGCGCCCTTTAATCTTGCCATGTTCAAAGCCTTTACCATAACCAATACCGAAGCCGATTAAAGCCCCTATAACTAACGATAAAGTAATCGCAATATCTGTATTCATTATGCACCTACTAATTCAAGCGATACTAAATCTACAAAATCAAATAAACCCCAATGAGCTGTCTTTAAAAAGTCTGCTTTAGACTTCTCAGCTTTCTCTAAAGAGTCGTAATAAAATCCGACATTACGCTTACGACCTCTGCTATAAGCAACGATTGCGTATTTATAATCTCTACGAGAATAAACGGTGAGATCGTACTTTTCTACTGTGTATTTTTTCTGAGTTAGATAATCTTGCATTTTGACTCCTACGCTTCCGTCAGCCCTTCTGACTTCCACATAGATAACAATACGCTCTATTCAGGCGTGGTCAAGCAGATTTGACCTTATTTTGATAACGATTTGGTAACAATTCGCCCTCATCCATAGCATCGTCTAAAGATCGGCGAATGTCTGGAAAGTCATCTAGCCCTGCCATAGCGCCTTCCATGCACCACGAAAGTGCCATCCTTTTCCAGGTTGATTATGCTCACCTGGCTGCCTTTAGCATCCTCTTCCACGATTATGAAGGCTTGCTGCCAATTCATTTGCCCTTTGGTATAAGTCGCCAAGCGCGTTTCCATGAGGTGTCCGCCTTCATACCCCCTGATGATGCGGCTGATCTTACCCCCAGATGACTCTGAGAACTGAGAAAAACCTGCTCTGTGCGTGTGACCACAGATGGTCGAAATACCCGCTCTACGGGCGCTCTCAAGGGCTGTGAGACCTGGTGTGGGCTTCACACTACCCTCGTCTCCATGAACCGCTATAAGGCGCTTAGCGACCTCGTAGGGCTTCTTATGGTAAGTGATGCCTAATTCGTCTAACTTCATGAACTTTTCGAACTTTAACTCTGGTAAAGACATGAACGCAGGTATCTTATTCATAATCACATTAAACAGGCGATCGGTGTGGTTAGACCTAATCATGTGCTGCTCTTTGGCATATTCGCCTAAGCGCCACAGGATATCGACCGTCATGTCGCGGTTCTCGGCTAGGGTTTGTTCGTACCAGCCTGGCTTTCCTTCGCTCCAACGCCCGATTTCTGTGAAGTCTGCTTCATCTCCCAGAGTAAGGACGCTATCGGGGCGGTAAGCCTTAATAAAACGGATAACATTATCGACTGCTACTTGGTCATGCAGGGGAACTTGAAGGTCTGGCACTACTACGGTGCGTTTCAAATTTAATCCTCATCGTCATCGTCATAGGGGATCGAGTCTGGTAATTGTGGTAACCAGTTAGGCGTAGGCAAGATCGTGGCAGGATAAGTCAAAGGTTCAAGGAGAATGGCTAGTGCCATCTCTGTACTAAACCCTGCTCGTCTCAGCGATTTATAGTATTCGTTTAGCCCTATGCAATACTGATCTAGCATTGAATACGCTTCTAAGTCGATAGCCTTCTTGCGTGCCATGTAAATATTATCGCTCTAGAAGTATGTTGTAGATCTCATCGACACGCGCATTTAGGCGCTTAATCTCCGATAGTAAGTGCGTGATCACATAGCCAGCTAATCCACCCACTATCGCAAGCGTAGCAATATAAAGATTTAAGAGGTCGGTCTGAGTCATCGCTTAGGTGTCGCATATCCGAATACTCCAGCAAGTACAGCCCATAGGACTGAGCGATAATCTAACGCGAAGTTAGAAGCAGCCCAAGCTGATAGGAATGCACCAGCAGTTAAGACATAAGGATTTTTCATATTCATAGCGAGCCTCCTAGTAACGGAACATTAAAGAACGAGCCATCTTGATCGCCCTTTGTAGAAAACGAGATATGGAGATGATGGCGATGCTTGTTAATCCCAGTATAAGTTCTCCAGCGCCAAGCGCTTTTGGCTGAACAAATCTTGGAGTCGAAAATGATGTATTTAATTCGCTTGTCGGTCTTTGCCAGTCTGCGAAGCTGATCAGCAATATCGGGCATGAGGTCGGGCTTAGGCTTACCAGAGACATCTCTATCGACATCGAGCGCTCTAACAACCCCAGACGATGGATCAGGTATGTGGTCGCTAGTGCCTGCTGCAAGATGACGGGCATCGGCGATCCAGCCATCGGAAGTACGATCGCGGTCTGGGAACGAGTCATCGAACTGTTCTCTTAGCTGCTGCCCTGCCTTGCATAGTTTTGGCTTCATGCAAGCAATAACGCCAATTCATCTTGAGTAAGTCCTAAACGATCTGCAATAGCAGCCTTAGCCTGCGCCTTCTCCGCTGCTGCTTGCTCCTCATCTGCCTTCGCCTTTGCGTAAGCGATCGCATCTGCTTCGCGCTGCTTGATTTCCTCGGCTGTAAGTTCTACTTCAGAGACTTCGCCTGTCTCGCAGTTTACGATGATCTTTGTGTCTGCCATTTTGTCTCCTATGATTTAGATATGCCGTAGAGTGAAGCGGTTGAATACTGAAGAAAGTTACCGCCGCTTTGTGCGGCAAAAGTAATTGAAGTAATTGCTGAAGTGTTTGACCATAAACCAGCGTTTAAACCTGCTAACGCCCCACCTGTTGCATTGTTTTCTGTAACAGAGTCAGCGTTAGTGGATTTGTTAGAATTGCCCGCATAATTTGGTATGTAAATATCAGTGTTTGAAAAGGTGCTAGCAGTAGATTGATCAGTATTTGTATTAACAATAGAAATAGCCGCCCCTGAATTAGATAAAGTTGCGCTTGCTACAGATGCGCCGTCTCCATACACTTGCCGACCTGAATAATTTGTAGTATTCCCGTTGAAAGTCATATACAACTGCTGAGTGGCAAAAGCAGAACTACCGCGTAAAGACAGTTTTACAATTAAATCCGTGTAAGTGCTGGGGATCGAGGTAAAGGAAATCGTGCTAGCCCCACCTGCCCCAACGGTTACGGTGCTTCCGATTTGGATATAAGTTGCCATTATGCCGCCTTAATTCCGTATAGGGTAAAGGTTGTACCGATCGAGAAAGTGTCGGAAGTTTGCGACCCGATCAAAATAGAGTTAATGGCGGCAGTTGAACGCCATAAGTGGACGGTTGCTCCCATAACTCCTGAGGCATCATTCTTACGAGATAAGGCAGTTTTATTTGTTGTTGTGTTGCTGTAGTTCATAAAGTGCATTATGAAATTGACTCGTGAAGCGGTTATTTGATTACCAAAGACGGTCATATAACTCTCAGTATTGCGGCTACTGCTTGCACTACTACCGTCACCGTTTATATATGTACGAGAATAATTAGATGCTGTATCGCCGTTTAGTCTTACGCTTGGATAGTTTGCAGATCCACCTGTAGACATATCGGCTACTAGGATTAAGTCGGTGTAAGTGCTTGGAATAGATGTAAAGGTGTAAGAAGCCTGCGCGCTTGGTACGGTGTAAGTCGCTATCGGTTCATAAGTTTTTGGCATTATTTGACTCCGTAAAGCGCGAATTGAGTGTATTGAGCAAAAGTACCACCGTACGGAGTTAAGGTTATGCTAGTAATTGCAGAAGTATTCATCCATAATCCTGAACCTAATAAAGCAACTCCAGCGCCGTTAGTATCGTAACCTGCTAAAACTCTTAAAGTTTTATATTTGTTAGCATTTGAAAAATCCAAAAGGTCGATGATATTGGCTGCGGTCATTGAAGTGGTGCTAGGAGCAAGCGAGCCACCAGTAATACCTACTAAAGTTTGATTTGCCACAGCACCAGCAGTAGAACCATCACCATAAAGCAAGTGTCTAGAATAATAATTAGCGTTATTGGTATCGCCGTTAAAAGTCATAGACCAGTTTGTCGCCACGCCACTTCCCTGAGCAATAGCCCTAATCTGCAAGTGTTTGTAAGTTCCACTAATTGAGGAAAAGACGATAGATGATGAGCCACCAGCGCCTACGGTTGTAGTAGCAATAGACTCAAAATCGCCAACCTCAGGCGGCGCACCGCCCCCTAGCAGAGCGACCGTATTATTAAGCATTAGGCAATAGCCCCAACGACATACCAGTTATTTGCAGAAGTCTGGATT